TATATGAGCGCACTGTCGTCCTTATCGCCTGCTAAGAAATCCTCGAACGATCCACCGACCGAGAAAAACAAAGTCTGCGGCTGCGTCGTTGTGGCGGCAAATGTCAGCCGCTCCTCATAAAACGCGACGCAACTCGGAAACCCTGTCGTCGTTGAAAAGGCACCGAGCGCCCAATTATCGTCGGCCTCTAGCTTTCCAGATATCGTGTGACCACTATCTGCCGCCTCCGCAACAAGATCATCCGACGGCGAAATGACAAGCGTGTCCTCAGTGACCTTAACGATAAGCACGTCTTTATTGTTCGACGTCGTGCCGCTAATCGTGACGGTCATGCCGTCTTTAAAGCCTTGCTCGATGAACTTCTTTGCAGAGTCGACAATGCGGTCGTTATGCTCCAGGCCAGTAGAGTCTGGATCACCTTCCGCAAAACTAATCGTACTGGCCGCGTAGACAGGCTCCAGCTCAGCAACAAAGTCTTCGTTATCCTGCGCAGTAGCAGTCACCGTCGTCGTGTTCGTCACAGCCGTGATTTTTGCAAAGCCATGATGCAATTTGACGAGACGCCCAACGTCAGTGGATTGAAAGCCGTCGCCGCTGTTGATGCCGGTTGTGGCGCTTGCTGAAATCGTAATGCTAGAGCCAGTCCGCGCATTGGCCGTCAATGTCGTCGTTGTACTGTTCGGGTCTAAAAACGGGCCGCGTTTAAAGTCTACGTCTGTGATTGTCCACGCCGTGTCACTCGTCCGGCTAATTTTACGGACAGCATGCTCGTTATGGACAACGTACATAACGTCTGCAGACTGCGCGAATTTGAGATCAAAAAGCTGTGCGGTCGTGTAAGTCGTCGTCACCTCGACCGGCGATGCTGGCGAACCGCTGGTAATCTGACCGCCATCCTTGAAGACGCGGAAATAGTTATTGCCGAACTCCAGGACGTAAGATTGCGTCACCGAGAATTGAAACTTGACCAGCCGCGTTTTCGCACTGCTGGATTTAACCTCCGCAATAAAACGTGTGCCGGGTCTACGGCTTACGCCGCCGTGACTATGTACTATAAAGTTCTCCAGCTCGCTGCAGCCGTTGTAATACTTGCTGAGATCAGTCCGACCGCCCAGCCGTTTTGACAGCCGGCCAGCCGTGAAGTTGCTGAAGGCATAGGTAGCTTTTGCCATTAGAGACGGGCATCCGTAAAGTAGTCAGCTTGTAGTGCGCCACTGGCTGCGACGCCAAGCACGGCACCCGGCGTGCCTTCCGTCGCGTCAACGAATCTGGCCTCTTTTAACTTCTGCTCATATAACGAATACATGTTCTGCGTGAGTGACGTGCTCTGCGACAACGTAAACGAAACGTCCGCAGCCAATCGCGCGGCGATAGCTTCCTGTAGTAGCGTATCGTAGGTGTTTGGATCAGTAACGCGTGCAATATAGATAAGGTTTATCGACTGCTCGTTTGTAACAATCTTACGTCCTTCTACACGGAACTCTATGTCCAAATAATCAAGACGCAACACACGCAGGCAGTACGGATCAGTAGGCAGCGTAAAGGCATAGTCCCAATCGAATGCAGGTGCGTCGGTGTCCGGGGCCAGGTTGACGCGTGTTACTGCGCAGTTCCAGGGATGCGCTCGTAACACCGCATCTCTAATGCTGTCATAACGCTGGTTCGACACACGCGCCGCTTTTGAGTCTTCTCCGCGCTCGATGATATTACTCGCCCCGATCATGTTCATCGCCGAGTTAATAATGTCAACTTCACTCGCCATTTTCGCGTCCTAAGAAAATTAAAAGTGCCATGCGCTTGCCGTCGCCATGCGGCAAAACGCGGTGACGTTCGTCACTACTGAAGATCAGCAGGTCGAGGTAATGTCTGTGCTTTGTGCCGTCCGCAAACTCAAGGTTGCCGCCGACGAAGTCATTTGTAAGCAGCACGCTGCCGGAGTAAGCGCACCACTTCATGTGGCCTCTGTCGCCTTGGTCCGTATGCCAATCATGGCCGTCGGCCTTGCTCTCTACACGCGCATAAGACTTTGGCGTGATTGCTGCGTCAGGTGCCACATTTTTTATTACGTTGACCATCCGCTCCACCAACGGATGATCGAATTGCATCATCGTGACCGTGCGGATTGTCTCCGCTTCGCTTTCGGTCAAAGCGTACTTAATTAGCTTTCGCATAAGAATTGCGGGGAGCCGCAATCGCCAGCTCCCCGCGAATCTTCCTAGTCTACCACGTAGGTGACGACAAACGACAAATCGCCTGCCGTGTCACCGGCTGCGTCGAACGTAAGTCCGAGCAGATAGTGACCGCCGGGGTCAGATGACTGACCGGCGTCTTCCCATACTTTTTGGCCCATGGTGTTGATGTTACGAGCCTCGAAGGCGACCTCAGTACCAGTGGTCACAGCACCGCGCAGGTCTGTGATTGCACTAGCGTAGCAGTCGTCGTCAATTGCTGTAACCTCACCATCGGCAGAGTATAGACCGACGTCTGTTGTGTTAGTCGTTCCAGAATCAAGATCGTCATTGTAGAGCTTGATTGAAATAACCGACGCATTTGTCGGCAACGGACACAACATAGCCGTGTCACTTGCAGATAAATCACCTGCCGCGAGAGCGATGGTGCCGCTTGCGACACGCATACGACCGCCAAGCTGATGAACTGGGTTCATCGCATGAGGATCTGCGAGGTAGTTCGTCACTAGAGTTTGATTCACATTAGCCATGATCTCTACCTCCTATTCGCTGCACAGGATTTGAACTACTTTTTCTTCTTCCATCATTTCGTGTTCACCTTGGTTCGTTAGACCAAGATCGCTTTCGCTGCTGCACGTCACCGTGCAGTTCAGATCATATCACCGTCTCTGTGAGACGCTCGGCGCTTCGGCATCACTTGATGCCTACTCTATTACTAGATGATCGTTGCACCTTCCGCTTTCGCGGCTTGGCTCAGAATTGTCTCTCGCGAGAGTTCCTCTGAATTCACCGAGTTTGCACTAATGCGTCGCCGCACTAGGCCGCATGGAATTTACGGGTCGCTCCGAAGGAAGCACACACATAAACTTGCGTGCTGTAGCTCTTATCTGCTCGTTGACCTATTTCAGTTTTGAGATCTTTACCGACGGCCAGTTTGATGCCGTCTTCGGCCCAAGCAAACACCTTGCGGTGGCTTGAACTATCGACGTTCAAACGGTTCGACGTAATAAACTCGAAACCTAAAAAGGTGTTAATGTCACCTTGTACTAACGCCTTCCGTCACACTTCGGCTTTCGCCGCCAGCTTTTGCTGTTCGTGCGCTGGACTTTCTCTTCGTCTACTAGAGACGCGGGCCGTCAAGTCTCTACACCTTCCGCTTGCGCGGCTTGGCTCGGGATTACCATTTGACAGGCTTCCCCGAATTTGACCCGTTTTCAGCTGACCGTCGCCGGTCAGTTAGGCAAAGAATTTACCGTATTGAAATCGCTAGAGGTAACAGTAGTTGAATTAAGCAAGTCTTCGACCTGCTCGGGATGAACCGCGATATAACGCTTAATCGACGGGTCAACCGAATTCTGGTCTAATATCTTCTTCGCTTCGACCAACTTAGCGATGGTCAGGCCTGCGGCAGGCGAACCTACTGCAACCTTCTGACCAGCTGGCAACGCAGTGCTTGTGCTGCCAGATTTGCCGGTTGATGCTGACCCGAGGGCCGCATCGATGATGCTGTCGTCCATCGCACGACCGATTGCGAACGCGGCTGCGTTTGCATAAGTCGATGTTGGATCGATCAGCATTTGAACCTTATCAGGATCGTCGATAAGGTCCGCGTATTCATAGTGATCCATCGTCACCATACGCCTTGAATGTGGCGTATCGCTCAACGGTGTATCACCATGTCTCGTAGTCCGCTTCTGAGCGGTCATTTGTGTTCGACTGAGTTCGCTAGACTCAGTCCGCCTTTCGGCAGCTGCATGTCACCATGCAGATCGGATCATATTATAACCGTAACGGTCTCCGGCGCTTCGGTGCCGCTCGGCACCTACTCGCTTTCGCGATGATCTCTGAACCTTCTCTGTTGAGCTTGGCTGCTGATTGTCTCTTGCGAGAGTTCCCAGCAATTCACCGAATTGACATGCCTGCCTTTCGACAGGCTGGGCCTAAAACTAAGCCGAACCAATCTGATCGAAGAATGCTTTTTCTCCAACAATTGATTCCTCGCTTACCGCGCCACGAAGCAATGAGCCCTTTTGCTGGCTCAGCAACTGTACGTTTGTGCTGAACTGCTGCGAAAAGGCTGTAGTGATTTGTGTGGACAAATCAGCCTCCATAGTTTCGGGGTTAAGGAAAGCGGTTGTCCGTTTGCACGGGCCTGTTGCGTGGGCCTTTCAGTTATCCACGACTTTCTAAAAAACAACATCACTTGACGAGCCGGGCTTGCGCTTGTCGACCTGTCTCGCTCTGCTGTTACGCATCATCCGATTCTGGATGAATTTGTTCTTGAATACTTAATGCACGATCAACGTACGCTGCATGCTGCGGGTGCCGCGCATCCCAATATGGAGAATCTGGACGCATCACCTGCTCCAGTTCTGCCTGCGCTTCCGCAGGCGTAATCGCGACCGAATCTCTGTCTCCGACCATTGCGTCTTCGCTGACGCTTTCATGTATGAATTGCGCAGCGTTTACGATTGTCTTCACAAACGCCGGATTGTTGAGCAACGGCGTGCCGTCTTCGAGACGCAGATCCTGCAGGCCTTCAGCACCGAACTCGCCGATAAAGTTATCGCCTTTGTTAAGCCTGTCATCAAACGCGTTGCCATATTCCTTTTGCAGCTCTGCCGTGCTTTCAGCTTTTGCGGCCTCCAAATCAATTTGGCCGGTAGCATCTTTGCCAACAAGCTCGGTGTAACTGTCCGCAAGCGCTTGCGCCTGCTTCACGTTCAAGCCGACTTTATGCGCGGCGTTTGCAAACCATTCGGTCAGGGCCGGGTCGGCTTCACCATCTTCGACCTGCCAGTTTAAGTTATACTCTGCCGCTGTGTCCGGCCTGCCAAGTTTATTGTAAACCTGATCCCAATCTTCGTCGTCGGCCCATTTCCCCGGCACCGCGATCTTGTCGGCACCGACCATACTTTGCGCATGCACCATGGACTTTGCCAAACTGGCTACGTCCTGCATGCCTGCAATGCTCGGGTGCTCCCGCAAATCGTCGGGCAATTCTGCTTTCCAATCTGTTGCGACTGTTGCCTCAGACGGGGCTACCGCTGCATCAGCGACCTCCGCTACCTGCTCGTCACTCATTGTCTAAAATCTCCGTTATGTTGTTGTCGGGTTCTTTCATTAAATTCTGAATTATTAAAACGACGCTGCGCTGGCCTTCCAAATACGCCATCTCCATGGCGTCAGTTGAAAATATCGGCTGATCCAGGTGAAACCGGGTGCGCAAATCTTTCA